AATTACATTTATAAATGTCGTATTACGCTACGGGTTTAATTCAGGTTTGATCTGGGGTCTGGAAATGGTCACCTTCCTTTTTGCTTGGTTAGTACAACAGGAATATTTCAAAGAATTAACAGATCAAGACATCAGAAGAAGGATATATGAGGAGCAAAAGAACCAAATAGAACAAGACATGGCACCATTTGGTTTTATAGTAGATGGATTAGAGGATGAGACTATAGTTGACGAAAGTGGCAGTGTGTGGACTATAGATATGAACGAAGAAAACCAAGAGAAATGGAAGTTAGATGAGTATGGTGACCGCAGTTATATGTGGGACTATAAGTAAAGAAAGACCTTTTTCTAAATAATATTAGACAAAAATTAATTTATCTGACGGAGTAATCGCATGGCAAGCACGCTTCTATCTCCAGGAGTTGAGATCCAAGAAAGGGATTTAACACTTGGGTCGATTGAGACGGTTGAAGTAAACGTAGGTGCAATAGCAGGAGCATTTAGTAAAGGACCTGTTTTAACACCAGTTCGTATATCCACCGAAGCTCAACTAATTGAAATATTCGGAGAACCAGCTGAGGGCAATGCAACTAGTTGGTGGACTGCAGCAAGTTTCTTACAGTACGGTGGGGTACTAGATGTTGTTCGCGTATCGACAAGTGGGCAGTTAACAGCATCTGACGATTCTGTAACTTCTCCATATCTTCTTTCAATACCAACGAAAGATGTATATGAGGCATCTTATTACAGTGCAACAGCTAACCCATTCAAATGGGCAGCACGTGATCCTGGCGTAGAGTCAAATGCAATAAAAGTTGGTGTAATAGACAAAGGTGCTGATGTAACGTTAACCCTTGACGGTGCGTTAGGCACTACTACCGTAGGTACATTAGTACAAACTACAAGTGGTAACGCTGGCGGTGCCAAGTCAGGTTACATTTATGAATGGGACGCAGCAACTAACAAGGTTTCTCTTATTAGTTCTGACACATGGACAACTACCGATCAGATTGAAAATGGTGTTACTGACCTTAACGTGACTGCTCAAGTTGAGTGGTACGATCAACAGGAAGTATTCACTGGACTTAAGTGGTCTTCTATAGCTCCTAGACCTGGTACTTCACCTTACGTCGCAGACCGTGGTGGTGCAAACGATGAAATGCACATCGCAGTTTGGGATTCTACTGGTGCAATTACTGGTAAACCAAACACACTCCTTGAGAAACATACATATTTGTCTAAGTCAAATAACTCTAAGACATCATCTGGTTCTGTAAACTACTACCCAACAGTTATACTTGACAAGTCAAGTTACATCTATTGGGGTTCTCACGAGACAGATGTATATGATGTAAGTGCTAATCAGGGTGCTACTGGTGGTAACATTGCTGGCACAAACAATGCAGGAAATGCATCTACAGAAACATTTGATCTGTTTGCTGCTCCTAAGACTTACACTTTCCAAAAAGGTGCTGAGACATTAAGTGCAACATCAGGTGAAATTATCACTGGACTTCAAGAGTTCGCTGACACTGAGACTTTAGATATTGATTATCTACTTATGGGTCCTGGTGACGCATCAAGTAAAACTAACACACAAGCAATCGCTTCACAAGTTCTTTCAATATGTGCTTTGAGAAAAGATTGTGTTGGTTTCTTATCTCCATACAGAGGAGACGTTGTTGGAGTTACAAGTTCCACAACACAAACAAACAATGTAGTTAGTTTCTATTCTAACATGGCATCGACATCATTCGGTGTGTTTGACAATGGATGGAAATACATCTACGACAGATTTGCTGACAAGTATCGTTACGTTCCTCTTAACGGAGACGTTGCAGGATTATGTGCAAGCGTAACTGCAAACGGTACTCCATGGTTCTCTCCCGCAGGATTGAATCGTGGTGCAATTAGAGGTGCTGTAAAACTAGCATTCTCACCAACTAAATCCGAAAGAGATTCTTTATATCAGAATAGAATCAACCCTGTAACCAGTTTACCTGGTCAAGGCATTGTTCTTTTCGGAGACAAAACTGCTCTCGCTTCACCATCTGCATTTGATCGCATCAATGTTAGACGTCTTTTCAATGTGATAGAGAAGACAATCGGCAACGCTGCGAAGGGAGTCCTTTTTGAACTTAACGATGAGTTCACACGTAACAACTTTAAGAATGTTGTTGAACCATTCCTTAGAGGCATTCAAGCTGAAAGAGGAATTACAGACTTCTTAGTTGTGTGTGATACCACCAATAACACTGGTGCAATCATTGACGCGAATGAGTTTAAGGCAGATTTTTATATCAAGCCTGCACGCTCAATCAACTTTATCACACTAACTTTCGTAGCGACACGCACAGGCGTATCGTTTGAGGAAGTTATCCCCCGCAGATAATTAACGGAGTAATCTAACAATGTCAACAGCATTAGGTCTTTTATCCTTTCAAAAAGCGATTAAGGGTGGTGTTCGTCCTAATCTCTTTCAAGTAAACCACGGTTTCCCAACTGGGGTAACTCCACCAGCAATCTCTGAAGTGCAAGGTGGAGAGGTTCCTTACATGTGTAAGGCAGCTGCATTACCAGCAACTAACGTAGGTACAGTAGAACTTCCCTTCCGTGGACGTGTTATCAAAGTACCTGGCGACAGAACTTATGAAACATGGACAGCAACATTCTATATGGATGATGCATTTGAATTACGTTCTGCATATGAAAGATGGATACAACTTACTAACGGAGTTGATACCAACACAGCAGAAGCAGATGTTACAACTGGTGGTATTCTAGAAGATATAACAGTTGAGCAGTTAAACAAGTTCGGTGGCACTTCTACAGAATTAGAAGTAATTAGAACATATAAATTAATAGCTGGATTCCCTGTAAGTGTATCTCAGGTATCAGTTGCATACGACAACAATGATTCTTATGAAGAGTTTGATGTTGAGTTTGCATATCAGTACCATACATCTACTGGTGGAAGTAACGAGGTTTTATAACCTAACTAAATAGTCAGGTAAAGGAACCTAACATATTATGGCAGAGTTATTCGGTTTCTCGTTTAATAAGAAGCAAACAAAGGGGAAAGCACCTTCCCCTATTCAACCTTCGAGTGACGATGGAGCTACAAGTTATATTGCTGGAGGTTACTATGGTCAGTATCTTGACCTAGACGGTAACTTCAAGACCGAATACGATATGGTAAAAAAATATCGTGAAATGGCAATGCATCCAGAAGTGGACGAAGCTATTGAAGATATTATCCATGAAGCGATTGTTGCTGATCAGAACGATAGTCCTGTTCAAGTCAACCTTGATAATCTCGAAGTGAGTGATAGTGTTAAAAACATGATTCGCGAAGAGTTTGATTATGTTAAAAACTTATTAGCATTCGATTCCAAAGCTCATGAAATGTTCCGCAGATGGTACATTGATGGGCGTTTATATTATCATAAAGTAATTGATTTACAGGATCCTGCTAAAGGAATTTTAGAATTAAGATATATTGATCCACATAAGATAAAGAAAGTAAGACAGATAACAAAACCAAAAACTGCAGATGAGTTTATGAAGTATGACTTCGGTAAAGGCGAAGAGTATTTTCTATACAATCCAAAAGGTTTAAATAATACTTCTGCTAATAGCGGAATTAGAATAGCAAAAGATGCAATCACTTATGTAGTATCTGGATTGATGGATACTAATAGAAATATTGTACTATCTTATTTGCATAAGGGTATAAAGGTCCTTAATCAACTTAGAATGATTGAAGATTCACTTGTAATTTATAGAATATCTAGAGCACCAGAGCGTAGAATATTTTATATTGATGTAGGAAATCTTCCAAAAGTAAAAGCGGAGCAATATCTTCGTGAAGTAATGGGTCGTTATAGAAACAAATTAGTATATGATGCATCTACTGGAGAGATAAGAGACGATAGAAAATACATGTCAATGATGGAAGATTTCTGGTTACCACGTAGAGAAGGTGGTAGAGGAACAGAAATTACTACATTGCCAGGTGGTCAGAACCTTGGAGAATTGACAGACGTGCAATATTTCCAAACAAAACTTTACAAAGCGTTAAATGTTCCTGCTGGTAGATTAGAAAGCGGAACATCATTTAACATTGGTAGATCATCTGAGATCACTAGAGATGAATTAAAGTTTACTAAATTTGTAGGTAAACTTCGCAAAAAGTTTAGCGATCTTTTCCAAGATACGTTGAAAACACAGTTAATCTTGAAGAGTGTTATCACCCCAGAAGATTGGGATGATATGAAAGAGCATATTCAATATGACTATCTTTATGACAATCACTTTACAGAACTTAAGAATCTTGAAATGATGACTGAGAAACTCAATGTCATTGCTGCCATGGATCCTTACGTTGGTAAATATTTCTCTACTAATCATATACGTTCTGAGATCTTAGGTCAAACTGAGAAACAGATGGAAGAAATGGATGTAGAGATGAAAGATGATATTGATAGTGGAAGAGTTATAGATCCATTGAGTCAGACAGAATTGGATCAAGGAATGATAGATGCGGATATTGAAAACATACCAAAAGATCAAGAGATGAAAGATGTGCAGATTGCACAGCAAAAACAAGCTGCAAGGAACGGAGAAGCTCCACCAAAAATGAATGGTAGACAGGATCCTCGTAAATCTTCCGCGTCTCAAAATGGGAACGGTAATAAATAAAAGTTAGGTAACAGTTAATTATGGCTACACAAGAACGAGAAATCGTTGATTTACTTTGGGACGGTGGACAGGCAGATGCCTTAGACAAACTCAAAGATATGTTGCAAGTAAAAGCTGCAGCTGCAGTTGATGCAAGCAAATTAGATGTTGCTAACCGTATGTTTCCGCACGTTCCCGATGAGGGTAATGTGAATTCTAGAGAGACAGGTCTTCCTCCAGAAGGCGAAGCATCTCCAGAAGAAACAGCGGAAATAATCAACCGCAATATTGAAGTAACCGATCAAGAGGAAACTGATGAAGTTAATCACGGAACAAATTGAACCTGTTGAAATCCTCGTAGAGGAAAAAGACGGTAAGAAGGACACCTACATAAAGGGTGTGTTTCTACAGACCGAGATTACTAACCGTAATGGACGTATGTACAAGTTTGGTACTATGAATCGTGAGGTTCAAAAGTACAATGAAGAGTTTATTAAACGCGGAAGAGCTCTTGGAGAACTTGGACATCCAGACGGTCCTACAATTAACTTAGATCGTGTGTCGCATAAGATAGTTGAACTACAACCAGAAGGTCATAACTTTATTGGTAAGGCAAAACTACTTGAAACCCCTATGGGTAAGATCGCAAAGAGCTTGCTAGAGGAAGGGGTGCAACTAGGTGTTTCATCCAGAGGTTTGGGTTCTTTGAAAAAAGAAAACGGAAGCTCTGTTGTTGCCGACGACTTTGTTCTTTCTACAGCAGCAGATATAGTTGCTGATCCATCCGCACCTGACGCTTTCGTTGAAGGAATCATGGAAGGTAGGGAATGGACACTTGTAGATGGCAAGATAAAAGAAGCACAAATTGAAGCAATCCAACAGTCTTTGGATAACGCTCCCTCAGCTGAGGAACTTGCTGAAAGAAAGATCCGTGCTTTCGATCAACTACTCAGAAGCTTGTGATTTATAAATAATTAATATTAAATCTTAAAGCAGTCTAATTTATCCGTTAAGGAGTAACACTAATGTCAAGTATTGATGAAAAATTCAAAAAGGTGATCGCAGAAACCGCGGCTCCTGAAGCAGAAATCAAGGAAGACGCAGCCGTTGGCGATGCAGCCATCAAGAAAGGTGCGGTTCCTCCTCAGAAATCTGACTTAAAGAACTCTGCCACAGAGGTAGGTGGTTCTACAAAGGAAAAGCCAGAAGGTCCCGACAACGTTGGTGCTAAGGCTGCAGCTCCTGTTTCAACAACAGGTGATTCTACAATCAAAACAAAACCATCAGGTGCATCATCCAGTATGCCTGGTGAGTTATCTGCAAAGATCTTTGATGATGTAGAGAAAGAAGGAGAAACAATCTCCGAAGAAGAAGTCAACGAAGACATCAAGGCAGTATTGTCTGGTGCAGACCTTGACGAAGAATTCCAAAAGAAAGCAACTACTGTGTTTGAAGCCGCTGTACAAGCGAAGGTCAACAGTAAGATTGAATCTCTTAAGGAAACTGCAGAAAGCAGGATTGGTGAAGAACTTGAGAAAATCAAAGAAGAGTTCGCTAATCGCGTAGAGAATTTCCTCTCATATGCTTGTGAAGAGTGGATGACTGAGAACGAACTTGCAGTAGAGCAAGGTCTTCGTGCTGAAGTCACCGAAGCATTCATGGGTGGATTAAAGAAATTGTTCGTTGAAAGCAACATCAACATTCCAGACGAAGCTCTAGATGTTGTAGCTGATATGAGCGAGAAATTAGATGACATGGAGACCCGACTTAATGAACAGGTCGAGAAGAACATTGCATTACATGAAGCAGTAGGTGCTTATCGTAAAAATGAGATTTTGATTGAAACATCCAGAGGACTTGCAGAAGTTCAGAAGGATAAATTCACCTCACTAGCTGAAGCAGTGGAATTCAAGAACGAAGAGTCGTATCGTGAGAAGTTGGAGCAAATCAAGGAGTCCTACTTCGGTGCTAAGAAACCAGAAGTAAAGGAAGAGATATCTGATGAGCAACCAACTCAGAAAAGTGAAGTCGTAAGCGAGAGCATGACTTCTTATGTTCAGCAACTCGCTAAGAGACTGTAAACTAACTGTAAACCCAAAACAACACACAGGAGTGTAAATCCGCATGTATAATGCAGAAAATCTCCAAGAGAAGTGGGCACCAGTACTTAACCATGAAGGTCTTAATGACATTAAAGATCCTTATAGAAAGTCGGTAACCGCAATCCTTTTGGAAAACCAAGAGCGTGCACTAGCTGAAGAGCGTGCAGTTCTTACAGAGGCACCAACAAACGTTGGTCCTATCAACACACAAACAACTGGAGCAGGTCAAGTATATGGTTTCGATCCAATACTTATCTCTCTAATTCGTCGTGCTATGCCTAAGCTTATTGCTTATGACATCGCAGGCGTTCAGCCAATGTCTGGTCCTACTGGTCTTATCTTTGCGATGAGAAGTAAGTACACAGCACAGAATGGCAACGAAGCATTCTTCAACGAACCAGATGCACAGTTCTCTGGTACTGATGGTGCTACTCCTCCAACAGCAACAACTGAGAAAAACCCTGGTTTAATCAACGATGCTACTGGTGGTGGAACAACTGAAGGCAACTATGACCTTGCTTCTTCTAAGTTCAGTACATCTGAAATGGAAGCATTGGGTGATGGTAATGCATCTACAGCGTTCATGGAAATGGCGTTCAGCATCGACAGAATTGCTGTTGAAGCTAAAGGTAGAGCGTTAAAGGCAGACTACTCAGTTGAACTTGCTCAAGACTTGAAAGCAATCCACGGATTAGATGCCGAGTCTGAACTAGCAAACATTCTCTCAACAGAGATCCTTGCTGAAATCAACAGAGAAGTTGTTCGTACTGTATACAGAGGTGCAAAACCTGGTGCTCAAGCAAACGTAGCTAACGCTGGTGTGTTTGACTTAGACGTAGACAGTAATGGAAGATGGTCAGTTGAGAAATTCAAAGGACTTCTATTCCAAATCGAAAGAGATGCCAACGCAATCGCACAGGAAACTCGTAGAGGAAAGGTAACATGATCCTTTGCTCTGCTGACGTTGCTTCTGCATTAACAATGGCTGGTGTATTAGACTACACTCCTGCTCTTAACGCTAACCTTAATGTAGATGACACAGGCAATACATTTGCTGGTGTATTACAAGGTAAGTACAGAGTGTACATCGACCCATTTGCTGCTAACGTTGCTGCTACTCAGTACTATGTTATCGGTTACAAGGGTTCATCACCTTACGACGCTGGACTATTCTATTGTCCTTACGTGCCTCTACAAATGGTTAGAGCCGTTGGTCAGGATACATTCCAACCAAAAATTGGCTTTAAGACTCGTTACGGAATGGTTGCAAACCCATTCGCTGAGGGTC